AGATAGGATTAGAGAAGCTGGTTTAGCTAAAAATCTGACTCCAGAAGAAATTAACGCTAAATTACTTAGCTTTAACGAACAAATTGAAAAGAAAAAAGAATTTTATTCCAAGGGGTATACTTTTCCTAATTTAAATAGTCTTAATGTAAATGAAAATTTAAAAACAGTAAATTACTTAGTAGGAAAAAAAGTAGAAAACTTTTGTTATTTTGTTTTTGGAATAAATGATAAACACAATACTCCTATAGTATCACAATTTAGATATTGTGAAGTAATTCAAAGTAATCAAGGGTTTAGAAAATTAAAAGCTAACTTTACAAATTTAGGTCATCCGGGAAAACTTTCAGAACTAGCTCTTTTAAATATAAAAGAACCTGATGTTGAAAACATAGAAGTTCATGAACAGCAATCTTATAAAATAGCAGAAGCTTATACTTATAAAGACAAAATAGATATTTCTTTACTTCCAAAAGAAAGAAAATTTTCTAAATTTATAAGAAAAGTTTTAAAAAATTTATTTTATGAAGTCACAGGAGGCCAAGACATAATTTTACTTCTGCCAGACTTTGATAAGTTATATGATAAATTTATAAAAGAATACACGCCTCCATTAAAAATAAGAGCGATAGAATCTGGAGCAAACAGTCACGTTGAGGTTGCTACTAGGTTAACTTCTTCAAAATTAGTTCAATTCTTTAGAGCAGCAGAATTCTTAAGAGCTTTAGGATTCAATATAGAATCTGACGTTTATAAGAAGATACAAGAAAGAGAAAACTCAATATCCCCAGAAGTTGTAAAACAATTAAAAGACTTTGAAGAGGATACTAGGGGACTAAAACAAGATTTAGCATCTTTCGGTCTTGGTGATGATGCGGTTGGAAAGTTTTTAGATAATCCAAAAGAATTTGAGAAGTACGCTAACAATAGCAAACTATCACTTAATAATCGTTTGCAAATTAGAAATTTAATTAAAAGTTATAATGATAAAAGATCAGAATATTTTGATTTAATTTTATCCGTTGATCCTAAAATTGTATCTGCAAAAAACACAGGGTCTTTGGGTGTAGGTGCTGGAGCAGGGTTAGCAGTAGCAGGGGACCCACTTACTCAATTTATAAACAATGCTAATAAAGAATTTTTAAAACAATTTGAAGTCAAAAATGTTTCAAAAGAAGGGGTTGTTGCAAATCAGTTAGCTTATTTTGACCCAGACCAAACAGAAAAAATAGCACAAGCCACAGCTACAATAGATTTAGAATTTAAAATTATAAAAAATGGAAAGGATAACAGTACTTCATTAGAAGTTCTTCCTACTAAAGGAAATCATGTAAATTTTTATAAGTTTTTGTCAGAGCTTTCTAACAACATCGCTAAGATAGAAAAAAATATTCCTATACGAATAAAATTTTATGAAGAAAATGATTTAAGAAGACTAGAATTAATACAAAATTTTTGCAGTGAAGAATTATTTGATTCCAATAAAAAAAATCCTTTAATATACTCCTCAGATAGACCAGCTTTAGTAATAGGTGATGAGTTTTTAATAAAACAGTTATTATACCCTATAACAACTACAAAAATAAACTGGGACAATTCATTATTTTCTTTTTACCAAGAAGATATAGACAACTTTGGTGTAGGTTCAAGATACTTTAAAGAACTTCAAAAATACAGAGACATTTTAAATAAAAAATATAATAAAGGTTTTATGAATTCCTCGTTTAGTGAGAGAGCCAGCCAAGATATATTAAATATTTTAAATCAAAACAATGATTACAAAGATAAACTGCCTTTAGTTAGTCCATTGTTTATTTGTAATGATGCAAGAGCAAACGTAATGTCTTATGAACTTGAGGTGGATAAATTAAATCACAATACTGCATATAGATCATTAGTTGAATATTCACAAAAAGTAATACTGAACGATTCTTTGAATTCTATAAGAAGAGATTTTTATGATAAAATTTTTAATGTAGAACAAATAAAAAAAGAAATGCAGCAATATTTATCTGATCAAATGCCATTTGATCAGATAATTGATAAACTCGGAAGTAGAATAAATCAAGGAGAGTTTTCAAAAGCACCAATAACGGTTAATGGGTCACCTTCAACTTCTTTTACGCCAGAACAGGGTGCTCTTTTAATAGCAACTATTGAACGAAACGCTAATTTTCAAGCAGAGATGGAATTGGGTAGGCAAAGACCTCCTAGATTAGTAGATTTTTTATTAACAGATTTATTTCAAGACTTTTTACGAGCTAATAGTGGAACAAAATTATCTATAACAACTGATATATTCTTAAATCCAATATTAAAAAGGAAACAAGTACTCAACGATTTATACAAAAAATTATTTAAAGTTAGGGTGAAAACTGTTCCTTTCTTTGAAATTAATAATATGGAAAGACTTTACTCAGGAGCATTTTTTATTGTAAGAAATATAATTCAACCAAACTCAACTTTAATAGAAAACCAAGAGTTTAGTTATTTAACAGGTTTATATTTTATATTAGGGTTTAGACATGTCATAAGCACTACTGCTGCTTATTCTGAATTTAACCTATGCAAAGATATTGATACTGATGGACCACAAACATGAAAATTTTAGAAGCACAGGTAACTTCAAATGTAGATGTCTCCCGCACAGGAGTCATTCAGGTATTCTGTAAAGAAGAACTTTCTATAACTGAAGCTCACTATACTACTCCTTACCATAGACCATATTTTAATGGAGGAGTCTTTGCCATCCCAGCAGAGAAATCTAACATTTTAATTGCTTATAATGATTCAAAAAAGAAAGCATATTATTTATCAACAATAATCGACGAGGAGGAAATTCAAACATCGGGAGCAGCACTTACAGCAACCACTGCTGCTGTCACAGCCACTAATATAGCTAGTAATACTTTAGGTAATATTTTTGCTGGAAAGCTTTTTGAAAGACCTTTGGTGGGACTGCAAAATAAGTTGTACGAAGGTTTTGCTCCTGCTGTAATGAAATTTAAAAACGACGAGGATAACGGTCTTACCATCACTGATAAGAATGCAAAGAAGTACATGGTCAATGAAACCAGATTAAATAGTGGAGGAAAAATACTTTCGTTAAATTCCTCTCCAGAAATTGATTGCGTTCATTTAGATAATGGACACGGAGATTTTATTAAATTAACTGGAATGCCTCAATCAGCAATAGGACTTCCTCCTGATCCAAAAAGAAGTTTACAAGCCAAGACATTTTTAAGCCAAGAGTTTGTATCTGATAGAGGTTCAGTTGACCTTAGAGTTTTAGAGGGGAAGGATATAACAATAGAGAATGATTCTACCGGATTTTTGTCTGTTAATGGATTTGGAGGATTTAGATCTGGAAATATTAATATTTTTAGCAAATGGAAAAATATAAGACTGGCCGCAAAGGGTTTTCTTGTTCCCAATGGTGGTCAAATAATATTGGAGACCGCGTTATCTAAAATATGGGCAACTAATTTCGGTGTTGCTTTAAAAGCTGGTATACTTCCTCAAGCATCCTTAGAGATGGATGGTACTCTTGGAACCATAATTTTAAAAAATACTTTATCGAAATTAGTTATGACAAACACTGGAATATCATTGAGAAGTGGATTGGCTTCTATTGAAATTAATGGACTTACTGGGCAAATAACACTCGTATCCCCCTTACCTTTAAACTTAGTTACACCAGCTATTAATACAACTTCACAGTCATTAAATATGGCTCCCGGAAGAGTTAACATAGGAAATCCTTTAAGTATTGTTAATATTATGGGAACTACTGTTAATATTGATGGGGAGGCTGGAATATTCTTAAATTCAGGATTAGCCCTTGCCACTTCTTTAGGAGACTTTACGCCTCCTAGTTTTTCGGTTCCTCCGTCTTTGGGTGATGTTCCTATAATACCAACTATTGATGTAGAGTACCCTTCTGGATCTAAGTATCCTGTTTAAGTTTAGATTAACTCTATAATTACATATATAATCTATTGAAGTATGCCTGCATTTAACACTAAAGAATTTTTAACTAATACACAAGGCACTCCTGAGGCTTTATCGAATGCTTTTGGTATGCCTGCTTGCATGTTGCAGCTTGCTGGGAACGTCCTTGCTTTGCTCCCAGACAGTGTTCTTCAAGCCATAAGGGTTGATGCTATGCTTGGGAGAATGGCTGCGGAACAGGACATTGCGGCCTTCGTAGCATGGATTAGAGACCGCTTGGGAATATTTTATCCATTTGATGAAAATGGAAGACTTAAATTTTTGTCTAAGTTTTCTTTGTTTGGAATAGATTTGTTTAGTTTAGTAACTAAAATTTTAGCTTACACTGCTGCTATTAGAGATTTTGCCGCATCTATGTATGCTCAATATGAATCTATTAAAGGTGAGATTGATGCCGCAAAAAGGTGTTTAGATTCTTATAAAAATTCATTAAATTCTAAAGTAGGTTCAGTAACACCAGAAGAATTAAATAGTGCCAGTTTAGACGCAGAGTTAGACTTCATACAAAGATCAGTAGATTTTGTCCAACAATCCACAGATTTAATAAATAGAATTGATGCAGAGTTTGCTGCTAGAGCAGAAGATCCTAATAGAGGTCCAAAACTTTTAATTAATGAAGATGTTGATATAACTCAATTCGCAAATGAAGATGAGATAGTAAGAGATTTAATAAAGCAACAACAAGAAATATTTAGATTATCTTATGGTCCTCCCAAAGCAAAGTATGGCAAATTCTTGTTGACTGAAGATGGATTGTATTATGATTCTCAATCTAATGTAGACGGATTGTCTTTAGCATTTACTGAAATAGCTAGAAAAAAATCTGAATTTAATCAAACTAGTTCTTTGTTTTGGACTTTTGAGCACGACCCAAACATAGGTGGAAGAGGGAAAGGTCTTTCATTACGTCAAGCAAAAGAATATGTTGACAATATTCTTGATATATCAAGAGCAGATGATTCAGCAGATTTACAGCCTTACTATGATCAAGATAATTATTTGGAACAATTAGAAAATCATAAAAATAAAAGAGTATATGATTTGTCTGCTCAAATAACGGAAGTAGAGACGGATGGAGATTATAGTGAGGCAGAAAAATTTAATACTAGACAATCCTTATTATCTGAGTTAGCTGCGTTTTCAAACAAAGTAAAAAAGAGAAGAAAACAAATAGAGCTTGCAGTTAGATTAGGAAACGGTAGGTATCTTCCGGGGGATGTTCCAATAAATGATTTTTCTTATTTAGCTGGGACTAATTTTCTTGTAGATATACAAAAACAAAGAGAACTTGTTTTAGATCACGATGATGTAGATGGCATTATTATGCCCGTAGAAGCTAAATTCACTCAACCAACTAAAGATGCTTTATCTTTAACAATAGATCAACTTTTGTTATCTATGGTAGGAGAAGCTAATATTTTAGCAAGTGCAAGTTCATTAACAGACATAAAAGCCACAGTATTAAGAAGTGAAACTGAAGTTATAAAAGAAAACCTTTTAGCAATTTACAACTTTCTAGAAACAAATATTGAATCTGCTAGCTCTTATAAATATCTTCTTGATAATTGCATTACAACTAACAATCAATTAAATGCTAAACTAGTAGCATCTAGTATTCCTTCGGTTTTCAAAAAAGGGTTAGGTATACCTTATTTAAACGGAGTAGTAAAATTTGATTTTGCTGGGGTTGTGCAAGGATTTGCCAATCATGCCATATTACCTCCAAGAAAAGAATTGGAAGATATTCTATATTCAAAGAATGGAGTTACTTTTGATTTTTGGATTCATGTCCCTGATTTAGTACCACAGAATCAAGGAACTGTTCAACAAATGTATAAGATAATTCTTTCTAATGAGAATGTTGGTATTAGATTTAACGATGTAAAGAAACAAGACATTAATTATATTAAACCTGATGAAGGAAATAATGTAGTTAAAGGTTTCTTGATGGGATTTACTAGAGATAGAAGAATAACTCAAGGTGAACTTGCATCAGAATTAGATGTTAGTAATCCGGGATCTCAAACATGTTTCTTTATTGCACAAACTCAATCAATAGATAATTCTTCCATAGGATTTATAAATAAATCAACGGTAGTCCTTAATTCTGAGGATAATTGTATTTCTACTAAAGAGTCATTGTGTTTTAAATTACAAATAAATTCAATGTCTTCAATTGAAGACAAATTTTGTCATTTAGCGGTATCAATTAATCCTTTAAAAAATAATATAAGTGTTTATTTTGACGGATCTTTAATAGCAACTTCTAGTTTAGATACAACTTTTGCTGTATCTGAAAACAAAACTTTAAATGTTCCTAGTTTTGTTACTAATAATAGTTTTACTTATACTCCCGAATACTTAGGTAATTTATCTAAAATAAATACTGGGTTAGAATTTAGTGATAGAAGAAATGTTGATTCGTACTATAAATTCACTCCGTGGGTCTTAGGAGGAGGATATACAGATGGATTTAATGTGGCTAATAGCGGATTCCTTGGGTTAACCTACGGAGGACGTAGGTCTGCTCTGGACGGTTATATTGGAAGCTTTAAAATTTATAATAAAGCATTAACTTCAGATCAAATAGTAAATAACTATAAGGCTCAGTTAGGGTTTTTCTCTAATATAGATTTATCTAATTAATTATGGTATACAACGCAGAAACTAAAGTTTATGGTGTCATAAACACAAAGGAAGCTAATAATAGAGTATCTTCAAAAGTTGAGAAATATTATGGTTTGGGTTTCCCCGTTGGAACAAATGTCGCTGGAGGATACTTTTCTAGAATGAGTGGATTAGAACTTATTAAGAAAAATATTACTCAACTTATTAGAACTACTAGAGGGGAAAGATTTATGCTTCCCTTGTTTGGCACTAATTTAAAAAGATATTTATTTGAACCTAAGGATGAATATCTTTTTAGTAAAATAAGAAAAGAAATATCTGAGACCATAGAAAGATATGCTCCTTATGTTGAGTTTATAAGACTTGATATCAAAGGAAGTACATCCAATCAATTTACTTCTGGAATAGACATGGTTCTATATTGCAGAGTTAAAGATGAGGAAGATGTTTTTATAGAAATTAATTTAGGAATATAATAATGAGTTTTAATGGGTTAGTAAGCACTGATTTTGTAAGAAGAGCAAGATTAGATGATCGTGTTAAAGAAGGTCTTATAGACTTTACTGCATCAGATTTTCTAACTTTAAGGTCAACTTTAATTAATTATATAAAAAGTGCTTACCCATTAGATTACAATTATTTCGTAGAGTCTGATTTAGGTATGATGCTTATAGAATTAGTGGCTTCTATGGGCCATATAATGTCTTACAAGGCTGATTTTTTAGCTAACGAAAATTTTCTACGCACTGCTCAAAAAAGATCTAGTGTACAAAAACTACTAGAACTTATAGGGGTTCGTATACAAGGGCCAACTTCCGCAGCAGCAAACGGCAGGATAACCCTTGAACAACCAAGATCATCCGGTGTAACAATAAGAGTCCCTATTCAGAGTAGGACTTTTACAGTGACCTCTCCAGAAGATTCCACTCAATTGTCTTACACAATGTATAAGTATAATCCCAATGGATTTGTTGAATTTGATAGTGAAATAGGTGATATAGATTTTGAATATTCTAATCAAACCAGTTCTGTTATAAATAATATTATTTTATTAGAAGGAAATCTTGTAAGGCAAACAGGAACTTTTATAGATACAGATGCTGTAAAAACAATAACATTAACAGAGTCGCCAATTATAGAAGGAAGCATTCAAGTTTCTATTTTAAGTGAATTATCTGCTACAGCAGGAGATTATAGAAAACTTGAAAATATATTTTTTACCTCGGGACCTTCAGATAAAGCTTATCAAGTAATTTATGATGATAACTTTGCCGGAACAATTTTGTTTGGTGATGGTACATTAGGTCAACCTCCTGCTCCAAACGATCAATATGTTGTGTATTATCGTGTAGGGGGAGGATCAAGAGGTAATATAGCTAAAGGTGCTTTAAATGCTCCTGTGCCTTATTTTGAGTTAATAGATGGTTCCCCTGTAGGGTCTCAAAAGCAAGGAATTGTAGAAAACACCTCTATGGGTACAGGGGGCACAAATGCTCAAACAATAGCTAATGCCAAAAGGTATGCACCTCTAGTATTTAAATCTCAAGATCGACTAGTTACCACAAATGATTTTATAGCCTTTGTTAATACCTTCCGTTCTACTTATGGATCGGTCGGAAAAGCGACTGTAGCTACGAGAAAAGCTTTTTCTTCAGCAAATATTATTGACATTTATGTTTTAGAAAAAGCTAATGACACTCAAATGAAAAGAGCTACACCAGAATTTAAAAAACAACTTCTGGAAGCCATGGAACCAAAGAAAATGATTACTGATGAGATTGTCGTTGTAGATGGTCTAATCAGAACAATAGATCCAATAATAAAAGTTCTTTGTGATAAAAAATATAAAATTAGAGAAAATGAAATTAAATTAAGAGTAAGGGATAAGGTAATAGAATTTTTTAATATAGATAACGCTGAGTTTGGAAAATCTTTCAATACAGTAGAATTAAATTCTAAAATATTTGAAGTTCCAGAAGTTCGTTATTCAACTTTAGAAAATCTACCTTCAACTATACATACTCAATTTAATGAAGTTATTCAATTGAATAATCTTACTATATTAGTGGTATTTGAATAATGAAATTTACATCTCCAGCATACTTTGATGATAACAAAAACTTTTACAAAAGAAATTATGTAAAAGCAACTGAGATTATTACTCCAAAAGTATACTTAGAAATTGACGAGCAATTAGGTGGCAAAGATTTAGACATAGTGTCTGAATTAATAAATAGCCATATAAATATTTGTAAAAACTTTTCTGATGTAATTATCAGTGGTGTTGGAGGCATACTTTCTGGACCTAGAGTTCCTTATGATAAAATCAGCAACATATTAGGTTTAAGTAAATTTTTTATAAAACAAAATAATTTAACTAATATAGATGCAAATGATTTTGAAAGAAAAATTTTATTACCTTTAGGAAAATCATTAAGAAACTTTAATTCAAGAGAACAATTCAAAACTTATTTATTAACTGAATTATTGCCCTCTATTGTTCTTAATAACCCTACTGCTGAATTTGAAACATTTGATGGACAAAGATTAGATGATGGAACTTTTTTCCCTTTAAATGAATCAGGATTTGATAGGCACTCTTACTTAATAAAAAATCTTTCTTGGATATATTTTTTAAATGTAAGTGGAGCTTCTTATGATGGATCTACAATTATTGCAGATGCAATAGTCGATACGATTTGGGTAGGAGATCAGTTTAATTTAAACACTGCAATGAAGTGTTTAGCAGAATATATTTATAGAAATTATTCTGCGAATCCCGAATGGTCTTCTTTTAATTTTTTACCCAGTTATTATAGACCTAATTTAAACTTAATAGATACAACTTATACTAGCGGATTACAACAATTAGAAAAATTAAAAACATTAATAGATATAGTTTATTCTGAAAATTTTCATGACCGTGGAGATATTCTAGTAAAACAAGCTTTTGACGATTATATTGATAATGAAATTTATCAAGATGAAGTTGATTATCAAGGACCTTTTCATAGATTCTTAAAAGCTATATCTTACGCATTTTGTGATTATAATAATTATTTTGAATTACTAGAATTTATAAATGATCCAAAAAGATGTCCTAATCAATTTTTACCTTACATTGCAGATTTAGTTGGTTGGAGATTAATAGGGTCAGAACCACAGAGGTGGAGGTATCAAATATTAAACTGTGTTCCCATATACAAAGCAGGAGGAACTAAATTAGCTTTACAAAAAGTTGTAGAGGCAACTTTTTCACAAGACTTATTTAACGCTTCAGCATCAATCATTGAACTGTGGGAATCTTATATACCTCATCTAATCTATTATTCTTTAGCAACAGAATCTCCTTTCTTTGCTAGTCCATCCTCTTGGACAGCAAGAAACGCTGAATTACTTGAAGTTACTTATGTGGCTTCAAGTATAGATGAATCTATAAAATGTGCAGTAGATAAAATATTATTAGATACAGCTAAACAATTTAATTATAAATTTTGGAATCAAGGTAATTTATTATCTGTAAGTGATGCTAACTGTAAATATTTTTATAGAGGACGAGATTACTCAGTGCCTCCTTTTGAAGAATATTTGTATTGGGTTAAACAACCAATATCAAAACAAATTGTTAATTTTATAATTGATAAATTAATTCTTTGCTTTTTAGTTCCAGATTCTTTTGCGTACCAAGTAAGAGATTATTTATTAGACAATACTACTCTCAAAAGTGAAAACGATATTGCGTTAGGTTATACTTGGTTAACTTTTACGTCTGGTGCAAGTTATCCTCCTAATTGGGATTCTTTAATTCTTGATATATCAAACAAGAAAACAGATTACCTTTCTATGTGGAATGGGAAATCTTCTCATTTCAAATTATTCTTTGATATAAATTCTTTTAGATTTATAAAAGATTCAATTTTATTTAATTCTATTGAAGGAATAAGAATATTAAATGAAATAATAGATGAATTCAGTCCTGCTCACGCTGTAAAACAAATATATTTTAGATTATATGCTGAAGACATTAAAAAGTACTCGGAGGTAGATTTATCATATTTATTATATGATGTATTTAATAGTAATTCTTTAAATGAATCAGATACTGTGGGATTTGCAGGATACGAGTTATCGGGAAATGATTTAAAATCTTATAAAAGAGGGCAGTTAGGTAATTACAATCAAGTGGACAGAAGATCCACAGACTCTGTTACAGATTATTTAATGCAAGCAAGTGGAATACTTGCGCCAAGAAAAAGTTTTAGAAGAAGAAATTATAAAAATATATTACCAAAAGAAGGTTTGTATACCAGAACAGGGCATAACATGCCCACAACTTTCAATATGAAAGTTTTTGAAAGATCTCTTAATTCATTGGGTTTCTTGCCTTTAGGTTTAATACCTTCTTCTCAATCCTATGTTCCTATAAATGATGTTTATATTCCTACTTCTGGAGGAATATTTAGCACCCCTACAACAACAGTTTTTGACTCTTGGAGAAATGTACCTAACATATATGACATATGCGAAGGATTAAATTCTTCTTCTATTTATTCTGGTATTATAGTTAGCGCAACATTTCCTTGTAGAGGTTTAAAGTCATATACTTTAGAAGCAATTAGTGGAGATTATAGTGTTGATAGGGGTCAAGTAAATTATGTAATAAAATTAATGTATGATATAGAAGATAAAAAGAATTACTTAGTTGCTTCTACTTTGGTAAAAACAAATCCCTCGTATAGCCTAAACAAACCAGCTTATTTAAATATAATACAATCTTTAGCTAATGAATTAACTAATAATGGTGGATTCCCTAATTCATTTGAAGATTATGAAAATTTCCAATTTGGCAGAGATATACACAGACTTCATAGAGCTTATTGTGTTTATTTTAACAGACATAGAACAGCAAGAAAAGATATTAATTTAAACGGACCCAATATTTTTGCTCATTCTTTAGGATCAATATTAAGAAATTCAGATTTTGAATTTTTTGGTTCTTCTGTAGCAGCAAGACCAGACATAATAACAACCGCAGCTTCAGCCCCTTACTATCTAAGGCCCGGAGAAGATTTTTTCCCAGCAAATGGAAATCTAGCTTCAGGAGCTTTTATAATAAGCGCAGCCTCGTCTTTTTTTTATTCTGATTATTCGTATGAAATAGCAAACTCATCAATATTAAAGGGAATGGATCTTATCCACACATATGGTGGAAATGATAATCATTTTCAAATTTATAGACTTTCTGCAACAACACCTGATTATGAAAATGATTGGAGAGTATTTCAATTAACTTATCCAGACTTTACACCAAATAATTCTGTACTTAAAATAAAAAATGGATTTAGTTTTACTCTTCCTAGACTTAGGATGGATTTAAAAACTTATGAACATAGTTTAACAGAGGGACATGAATTAACTTCAAACTTTTTAATACCAGAACATAATTTTAAATTAACTATAAAAGCTTTAGCTGCGAACGAACAATTCACTCAGTTTGACAGAGTAAATCTTGGAGTTTTAATTCATACTGGATTTGAAAAAGATGGCACATGGGTATTTACTCCAAAAGGTAAATGGGAATTTATTCCTATTGAAGAATTAAAAGCTGAAAAAATAAAAGATGAATTTGGTATTAGATTAAACTTATCAAGTTATGGCATAGCTTCTGTTACTAGATTTTGTTCCGAGATTAGGTCTATTGTTGAACCTAGATCAATTTATGATATATCAATCTCTAGTTACAATAGTTATGAAATTAATTTTAACACAAAAAATCAACCCATTTCAGTTCCAGAGTTTTACTATAAAACATATCAACAAGTTCATAGAAAAGATCAGAATTATTTTATAGAAATTTTTGCTTATGAGCATCCTACAGATTTTATATTAATAGATAATATAAATCTTGTTGATATGACGTTAAATAAATGGAGTAAACCTTTAGTATCAGCAGTCAACACTTTTTACCCTTTAAATTCTCCTAGTGGTAACCCAATAGGAGATATTTATTTAGAACAATATAGAGTAGATATTAATAAGGAAACACTCTATGATATACTAAGATTCTTTAGAGATTTAGCTGGCACATTCTCTTCCCCCGGACTAGCTACTAGATTGGGAAATAGCGTTGCTAATAAGTTTGAAGCTCAGGGAGGCAGTAGGCTTAATTACAGATTAAATCCTCTTTGGATGCCTAATACGATAGTTGAGTCTACTACCCTTGGATCTGAATACAGTTTTAGCTTGATTAACTCATTATACATAGAGAATTAAAATGATAGTAGATAAAGCAGGAGAAGTAATAGTAGACATATTAACTTTGTCTCCAAGTTTACAAAATATTCCTTCCGCCTCAGCCATTTTAGATACATCTAACTTTACTTTCCAAGCTATTAGTTATGGTAAGGATGCTAGTGGGTTTAATCACCATGCTCACTTATTTTTTGATTCTGATTCACCTACTCCAGCCATAGTGGTTAAATCGTATGAAGCTACCAGTGTATCCTCATATCATTCTTCCTCTATACCTAATTACAAATTACTTCCAAGCTACCCTGACCCATTAGATGTTAGATTAGAAAAATTATCTTGTCGAACCTTTGGAACTAATTTTTCTGGGTTAGATACAGGGCATTGTGCTAATCACGCAATAATTTCAGATTATTCATCTGTATATTGGAAGTTGGGCTGTTTCCCCCCTTCGGCAGGAATAAACTATTATGTAGTTAAGGAACTACAAAATTATATAAGTAACGTAATATATTCTGGTGTTTTAAGCAGTACTTATAACAGGTATGGTTTAATGGATGGCTCCGGGTTCCTTACTTTCGCACCTTTAAATGGATCTCAAGGAAGAGTTCAGGCAAGTGGAGGAAACTTTACTAGTGGAGTATTAATAAACTTAGCTCCTAATTTTAGTTCTACTGGGAGAGTTGATTTAGCTTGGAGACTTGATGCAGGGGATGCAGGATCATTATTATTATATGGAGGAGTATATCATTTAGGTTTATGGTGCTTAGATGTAAAAGCTATGTTAGCGGAAGGTTACTATCCTCCATTTTCATTTAATCACCTAAATAATATTAGAAAATACCGTCTTTTTGCTAAAAAGACTTTTAACAGAGATCTTTTATACATAAATGACGGTACTGGATTAGCTGCTGGAATAGCTGGTTTTGATTATTTATTTAATAATGGAAACCCGCCTCCGGTAGATGCTAGTTGGGATAAATACTGTTTGTATCAATGGACGATAAGGTTTATATAAATGAACATACTTGAATATTTAAATGTTAGAGGGCATGTTACTGTTCACAAATTTTTTGATAACGGTAATGAAGAGTTAGTTTACGATGATCATAATATCATTGTATCAGGTATGGGACTTGGATTAGCTTCTTTTTTTGGTCTGTCTGGATCAACCTCAATACTAGATTATCAAATAGACAGGTTTCAAATAGGTTTATCTGGAAATATAGTTAATGAAGTTAGTTCAACTAATAAATTAACAGGGCCATTAGCAACAAGTTATGAGTACACGGGTGACTTTGGAGAAATTCCTACAGTATCCTCTAATCAGTTTGCTGGTTCATTTATACCAACTCCTGTTTGGTATGGAAGAATTCCTGCTCATAATGTTACTAGAATAAACGACCGTTCCGTTCGTTATACTATAACTATAGATAAGTTTTCCTGTAATAATATCACTAGAGGAGGGCTACCAGCCAGTATAAATGAGATTGGTCTATTTATGAAAAATCCTTTGTATATTTTACCAAATGAAGCTTCTGTGCTGGTTGCATACAAAGTTTTTTCTAATGTTATAAAAACGGAAGATTTTGGATTAATTTTTAGGTGGACAATAACTTTCTAAGGTAAAACATGGTATTCTTAAACAACGATTTTTATACTGCCAGTGGCTCTGTAAAATTATACAACTCTTGGACTGATAAGGTAACCAAGTTTGACACTAGCGCATTTTATAACTGGGAACAAGACAATCTTCCAATATATGATTTTGAGGAAAGAACTCATTATCTATGGGAACAATTAGGGCACCCTACTTCTTCTCTACCCGGAGTCGTATTGGTTGTTTCTGGGGGAGCCTCCCCGGAATATTATGAAGTTTTTAGAAATAATTTTCAAACTGTTAGTGCAGCTATTGCAGCGTTGCCCCAAGTACTTAACTACCCAGTAATAATAGAAATTTGTAATAAAGGTGATTTAGGAGAAATAAATTTAAATAATATTAAATGTGGACCTAAAGGATCTTTAGAAATTGTAAATAAAGTTTTTGCCAAACAAGAGCCCGAATTTAATGGGTCCAGTTTAAATAGTGTAGGAAAATTAAATCAAGCTCATTTATCAATTAGCGCAGTTAGTGGAGTTGATAGCTCTTTAACTTATTCAGTTCCTTTCACTGCTAGAAAACATTTTCAAAATTCTATATCTGAATTTTTAAATACTAATATTTTTACAGGAACAGGTATTGAAGTTGATTTGTTTGGAATGATATGTCCTGCTGGAGAGGGCAAAATAGTAAAGTCAACTTATTTTATTAGCTCTACTGATGCGGATACCATATCTTTAAATAATATTAAAATAACTCCATTTGAAACTACTACAGATGCTATAAACAATCACTTAGTAAATTCTTATGATTTTAGT